ATGAACGCGGCTCTCAAAAAGCACCTATCGGACCTGCAAACGAAAGCGTTGCAAGCCTCCTGCCTGTCGGAAGCCCTGAACGCGGTGATCGACTACCGGGAACACCATGACATAGCGGTGGCCCTGCTTGAGAAGATCCATGCCCTTGCGGACGATCTGAACAATGGCCTCGACATCATGAGCCTTTCGCGGGCGATTGAGGGCTGACAGCGTGAATATTCCAGCAGGCCGTAAAACCGGCGCTGGGGAATTTACGGCCTGCCCGAAAACTTCCCGGCCCCGTGGCTACATCGAGCATTACAACCCCCAAGCCAAGACGCGGGAGCTTCTGGCGCAGGCTCAGGCCGTGCTGGACGAATACCGCCAATACTGGCCCCTGACCTGCCGCCAGATCTTCTATCGGCTGGTTGGTGCGCATGGCTATGACAAGACGGAGGCGGCCTATGGTCGCCTCTGCCACCACCTTGCGAATGCCCGGCGGGCACGGATGATCCCATTCGCCGCGATCCGCGACGATGGCGTGACGACGAAATACAATCTGCATTGGGATGACCGGGACGCCTTCATTGCGCACCTGCGCTACCTCAGCAGCAACTACAAGCGCGACAAGCTGGCCGGGCAGGAATACCACATCGAGGTGTGGTGCGAGGCGGCGGGGATGCTGCCGCAGCTCCACGACGCTGCCAGCCCCTATTCAGTGCAGGTCTATTCATCGGGCGGCTTTGATAGCCTGACTGCGAAGAAGGACTTGGCCGACCGCATTTGCCGGATCGAAAAGCCGACCGTCATCTTGCACCTGGGCGATTACGACCCGAGCGGCGAATCCATCTTTGACAGCGTGGCCGAGGACGTGGCTGCCTTTGTCGAAGCTGACCGCAGGCACGGGCTTATCACCGTTCAGTTTGAGCGGGTGGCGCTGACCGCTTCGCAGGTTCGGATTTACGATCTGCCGACCGCCCCGCCCAAGGCCACCGACAGCCGGTCCAAGGGCTGGACGGGCGGCACCTGCCAGCTTGAGGCGCTGCCCCCTGACATCATCGCGCAAATCCTGCGTGAGGCCATCGAGCGGCATATCGACTTCGTTCAATACGGCATGGACGAGGCCAGCGAAAAACGCGAGCGCGAGGAAGTTTCCCGCCTGCTTCTGCCGGGGCCGAGGTGACGGCATGGGCGTGTATGACAAAAGCTTGTCCGCCTATCTGGCGGCTGGCCTTCCCGTGTTTCCCGTCGATGCGAGGACCAAGCGTCCGGCGGTAAAGGGCTGGCAGACAGCGGATGCCCGGCGGGCGCGCGGATGGGCATCGGCGCCGAAGCTGGCGGCGTGCGACGGGATCGGTATCGTCATGGGGCCGCCGTCCGGGCTGGTGGAGATCGACGTTGACGCGGTGGGCGAGGCGTGGACCGCAGCGGCGGTGGATCGCTTCGGCGAAACCCCGATCACGATCCGCACGGCGACCGGCAAGAGCAAACTTTGGTTTCGGCACAATGGTGAGGGGCGGCGTATCCGGCCCTTCGAGGGGCTGCCGGTGGATGTGCTGGGCGCCGGGTTCACCATCGCGCCACCGTCATGGCGGGAAGATCTGGGCGCGGCCTATGTCTTCGAGCGTGGCGGGCTGGATGATCTGCACCGGCTGCCCTGCCTGCGGGCCGAAAGTTTCGAGCGGGCGCCCGCTGGCGTCCATGTGGGCGAGCGCAACAATGCACTCTGGCGATACTGCATGACACAGGCACGGCACTGCGATGATGTTGAGGCGCTGATCGACGTGGCGGCGACGTGGAACGAGGCCTTCCCCGATCCTCTCGCCAGTCCCGAGGCCGAAGCTTGCGCCCGCAGCGCATGGGGCTATCAGGTGCAGGGCCGCAACTTCCTCGGCCTGCGCAAGCCCGCCGTCACCGAGGCGGATCGGATCATGGATGCACTGATAGACGCGCCCGATGCGCTGGTGCTGTTCCAGATGTTCCGACGCTGGCACCGGGGGCGGCCGAGCTTTGCCATTGCGCCAACCGCCATGAGCGCCGCAGGGAGTCCGCCGTGGCATCGAACCCGGATACAGGCGGCCCGCGACGTGCTGTTGGGGCGCGGGTTCATCATCGAGGTGCAGGCGCCAATCCGAGGGCGGCGAGCCGGTCAATACCGCTTCGGGCAAATGGCAGATTCCGGCAAAGATCATAATACACCGCCCCCCCTGCATGAGGGGGAGAGGGGGCAGTAGCGGGTGTTCGGATTATGTTCAAATTCACTGAGGTAGCATAATACCCCATTGTGTGATAAGAACGGACCATGAACGTTTCCGATCTTCTCACCGCTGCCAAGCTCCACGCCCGCATTGACCATGCGGACGACGACCCCGACATGCTGCTGATCCTCTCGGCGGCTGCCGGTGATGTGGCCCATGCAGCCGAATACACGCTGCCCCCTGCTGCTGCCGATCTGCCCGACGACATCAAGCTGGCAATCATCGACCAGGCGGCCATGCTGTTCGATGCGCGAGGCGGCGAGACTGACCGGCCTCTGGGCTTGTCGATGGCAGCGGCGCGGATCACGGCCCGCTATCGTGGGGTGCGGCTATGCCTGCCACCGCCAGCGACCGAGTGAAGCGCCCGAGGGGCAGACCGCGCCATGATGGCCTGATGCCCGGATCAAGCGAGGCGAAGGCGGCTGACCGGCGCAAGGCGCTGGCCGGTTCTGGTGCCAATGCCCGGGGGCCTGCGGGGGCGGGGATCGGCGGGGGGGGTCTTGCTTTCTCGCTTCTGGGAAAAATCCCGGGGGAAAGCCAGGCCGACCGGGCGCTGACCTTCCTCGAGCTGCTGACGGTTCCCGAGGGGCGCACCGCCGGAAAGCCTCTCAAACTGGCCGGGTTTCAGAGGGCTTTCGTTCGCGGCGCGCTGGCCCCCGGCGTCATGGTCGGCGTTCTGTCGATCGGTCGCGGCAACGCAAAGACGGCGCTTTCGGCTGGCCTTGCCCTGGCCGAGCTGGTCGGCGCTCTGCACCGGGAACCGCAGCCGAAGCGGGAAATCCTGTTTGCGGCCCGGAACCGGGATCAGGCGCGGACGGCGTTCAACTTCCTGCTGGGCTACATCCAAGGGCTGCCGGAGGAAGATCAGGCGGCTTTCACGATCCGGCGCGGCTCCAAGCTCGAGGTTGAGTTCGAGGGCAACGGCGGCGGGCTGGCGCGCGTCATCGCGGCTGACGGCAAGTCCATTCTCGGCGGTGCCCCGACCCTTGCCATTCTGGACGAGCGGGCGGCGTGGGTGGCCGAAAAGGGCGATGCGCTGGAAAACGCGATCCTCTCCGGCCTCGGCAAGCGCGATGGCCGGGCGCTGATTATCTCGACCTCTGCCCCGGATGATGCGAACACCTTCTCCCGCTGGCTGGACGATCCGCCGCCGGGAACCTTTGTCCAGGAACACCGGCCCGCCTTCGGCCTGCCTGCTGACGATCTGGAAAGCCTGCTGCAAGCCAACCCCGGCGCGACCGAGGGCATCGGCTCGACCCCCGACTGGCTGGTGGCGCAGGCGCGACGGGCGATTGCACGGGGCGGCTCTGCCCTGTCCAGCTTCCGCAACCTCAACCGCAACGAGCGGGTTTCGACCGAAGACAGGTCGGTGCTGGTCACGGTTGACGAATGGCTGGCGGCAGAGGTTGCCCCGGATCAGCTTCCCGAGCGTTCCGGCCCCTGTGTCCTGGGCGTTGACCTCGGCGGCTCTCGCAGCATGTCGGCAGCGGCGTTCTACTGGCCCGACACGGGGCGGCTCGAGGCTCTGGGCACCTTCCCCAGCACCCCGAGCCTTGCCGACCGTGGCGCGGCTGACGGCGTGTCTGACCGCTATGTGCAGATGCAGGAACGGGGCGAGTTGCTGACGATGGGCGAGGCGACCGTGCCGCCTGGCCCGTGGCTGGCGGCTGTCGTGAAGCACCTGGACGGCATCACCCCGGATTGCATCGTCGGCGACCGCTTCCGCCATGCCGAATTCACCGAAGCCATGAACGCGGCGGGGCTGGCGCGGGTGCCGTTCATCTGGCGGGGTTTCGGCTGGAAAGACGGCTCCGAGGACATCGAGCGGTTCCGGCGGGCGCTGTTCGACGGGGAAGTGATCTGCACCCCGTCCATGCTTCTGCGTTCTGCCTTCTCGGATGCAATCACGCTCATTGACCCGGCAGGCAATGCCAAACTGGCGAAGGCGCGCAGCCTCGGGCGCATCGACGCGGCGGCGGCTGCGGTTCTGGCCGTGGCGCAGGGTGCCCGGATGAAGGCGGCCCCGGCCCGGAAAGCGAGGGCGCTATGGCTGTGACCTCTGGCGACCTGCGCGAGCATATCGCAATCGAGAAGCTGACCCGTGTTTCAGACGGCGGCGGCGGCTTTGAAACCACCTGGGCAACCTTGCCCGGTGCGGCCCGTGTTCCGGCCAAGGTGATTGCCAAGGCGGGCACCGAGTCTGTCGTGGCCGACCGGCTGACCGCGACTTTCACAACGCTGTTCATCATCCGCAACCGCTCCGACCTTGACGAAACAATGCGGATCAGGTGGCGCGGGCGCGTCCTGAATATTCGCGGCATCCGGCGCGAGGGGTTCGGCCCTGCCTTCCTGACCCTCGAGGCAGAGGGGGGCACCGCGACATGAGTTCTCGCAAGGAACATACCCGCCACTCCAAGCGCGTGACCTCGACCGCCCGCTGGCGAGTGCTTCGGCAACAGATCCTCGAGCGTGACGGCTGGACCTGTGCTTGCGGCTGCGGTGAGCGGCGCAGGCTCGAGGTGGACCACATCAAGCCCGTGCGGACGCACCCGGAATTGGCCTTCGATCCGGCCAATCTGCAAGCCCTCGCCCCCGGCTGTCACACCAAAAAGACCCGCCTCGAGTGCGGGCACAAAGAGAAATCCCCTGCGCGAAAAGCGTGGGCCGATGCCGTTGTCGATCTGGCTGCGGCCCCTGCAACCCCGGCAATGGAGTAAGACAATGCTGGAATCTGTGAAACTGATGCGGCGGCAGTCCGAAATCCGCCAATCCCTTGCGGCTCTTGCCGGGAAGGATACCCCGACCGAAGACGAAATCCGCCAGATGGGCGACCTCGACCGTGAGTATCAGACCGTCGAAACCCGCTATCGGGCGGCGCTGATCGCGGAGGATGGCGAGCGGCGGGAGGCTGGCCGCGATCTGGAAACCCGCTCCGACCGGCAGTTCGCCGATCTGGTGGCGGGCTTCGAACTGCGGCAGGCGGTGCTGCATCTGGACGAGGGCAAGGCTCTGTCGGGCAAGACCGCCGAAGTGGTGCAGGAGTTGCGCAACGCTGGCGGCTATCGCGGCATCCCGGTTCCGCTCATGGCGCTGGAACAGCGGGCGGGCGAAACCATCGCCTCGGGCACCCCGGACCCGATCCAGACGCGCCCGATCATCGACCGGCTTTTCCCGGCCTCGGTGGCGGCGCAGATGGGCGCGCAGCTGATCCAGATCGGCACCGGCGCGGTGGAATGGCCTGTCACCACCTCGGCGGTGACGGCGGGCTGGGCGAACGGCGAGCTTGCCAATGTGGCCGGCCCGACGACCTATGCCACGACCGACAAGGCCCTGAAACCGGAACAGACCCTCGGCATCCATATGCGGATCAGCCGCAAGGCGCTGCTGCAATCGGGCGATGCGCTGGAACAGGCGATCCGGCGCGACATGTCGGGCACGATGGCGGCCGAGCTGGACAAGGCAATCTTCCTCGGCACCGGCGCGACCGGCCAGCCCCTTGGCGTCATGACGACCCCGGCCACCTATGGCATCACCACGACCGATGCGGGCGGGCAAGCGACCTGGGCGGCGCTGCGGGCTGCCGTGGTGCGGTTCATGACCGCCAATGCGGCGGCGGGGCCGGGTGCGGTCAAGGCGCTGGTGCGGCCCGAGCTGTGGGACTTCCTCGACGGCGTGGAAGCCTTCGCGGGAACCGGCATCACCGAATGGTCGCGCATCGCGGCGCAGCTCGGTGGTGTGGTGCAGAGCGCCAATGCGCTGGCGGCTCCGGCTGGCGGTCCCCCGCTGGAAACCTCGGTGCTGCTGACCACGGCCGCGGGCGGCGTGGCCCCGATCTTCGTCGGCCTCTGGGGTGCGGTGGATCTGATCCGCGATCCCTACAGCGATGCCCAGTCGGGCGGGCTGCGGCTCACGGCCCTGACCACGGCTGACCTGACCGTGGCGCGGGGTTCGCAGCTGCAAATCGTCACCGGCCTCGAGCTGGCCGAAAGCGGTTCGTGATGCTGTGGGGCGCGTCTCTCGGCGGGCTTGAGCTTCGCAGCGAGGGCGGGGAAACCCGCCTTCGGGCGACGTTCCCCTATGGCGCTGAAACCGAGCTTGCACCCGGGCGGCGGGAGGTTATCGCCGCCCGGGCCTTCGCTGACCGGATCGAAGCGGGCGAGGACATTCACCTGCTGGCTGGTCACGACTATGAAAAGCCCCTCGCCTCCCGGGCGGCGGGCACCCTGACCGTCACGGATACCGATGCGGCGGTGATGATCGAAGCGCGGATCGACGGCGGCACCAGCTGGGCGCGGGACTTCCTTGCCGCCCATGCCTCGGGCCTGATCAGGGGCCTGTCGCCAGGGTTTCGTGTTCCGCCTGGCGGGGATCGGGTTGTGGGGCGCGGGGATGACCTGGTGCGCACCGTGACGCGGGCGCAGCTGTTCGAGGTTTCGGCGGTGACGGTTCCCGCCTATCCCGAGGCGCAGATCGAGGCGCGGTCCTGGGCCTTCGCCGATCTGGGGCCATGGCTGGGCGGCAGGCGGCACCCGCTCAATCGGTGGAGGGCCTGACATGGGGCTGATGGACATCTTCCGGCGCAAGCCCGTAGCTGAAACCCGATCCTCGGGCAGCGGCTACACGGCGCAGATCATGGCGGCGCGGGCATCCTACCTTGGCGGCACGGCTGGCCTTGGGGAGCTGACCGCTACGGTGCAGGGCTGTGTAAGCCTCTGGGAGGGCGGTTTGAGCCTGGCCGATGTGTCGGGCACCGAGTTGCTGACCCGGCGCACCCTGGCCGTCACGGCCCGCGCTCTGGCGCTGCGGGGCGAGGCGGTGTTCCTGATCCGGGATCGGCTGGTGCCGGTGTCGGATTGGGACGTGACCACGCGGGACGGTGAACCGCGCTCCTACCGCTTGCAGATCAGCGAGGCAGGCGGTGGCCGCTCGGAAATCGCGCTGGCGGGCGAGGTGCTGCATTTCAGGATCGGCTCCGATGCTGTCATGCCATGGGCGGGCACGGCACCGCTGCGGCGGTCCAGCCTCTCGGCGCAGCTCCTGGCCGAGCTGGAAACTGCGATCCGCGATGTGTTCCGCGATGCTCCCTTGGGGTCGCAGATCGTGCCGGTGCCCGAAGGCTCTGCCGACGACATGGAACAGCTGCGGCAGGGCTTCCGGGGGCGCAGGGGGGCCGCGCTGGTGATCGAGGGTGTGGCCCAGGCGACGGCCGCAGGAATGAATCCCAACATCGGCAAAAGCCCCGATCAGCTCTCCCCGGACCTGTCCCGGACGCTGGCGGGCGAGTTGCTGCGCGAAGCCAAGGGCGCGGTCTTCTCCGCCTTCGGCATCCTGCCGGGGCTACAGAACCCGGCGACCACCGGCCCGCTTGTGCGCGAGGCGCAGCGACACCTGGCGCAGCTGATCCTGCAACCCATTGCCGGGCTGATGGCCGAGGAAGCGACAGAGAAATTCGGGCAGGCCGTAAAAATAGACGTGGTGCGGCCCATGCAGGCGTTCGACGCGGGCGGCAAGGCGCGGGCGCTGGCGACAATGTTGCAGGCGCTGGCGCAAGCCAAGGAGGCAAATATCGACGGCGCGACCCTGCAAGATGCACTGTCTTTCATTGATTGGCAGGACGAATGACCATGACCGACAAGACCCTGACCATTTACAGCTTTGCCGAGGCGCGGGTGTTCACGGCCCCGTCGATGCCGGGCGAGTGCATCCTTGCGATCCGCTCCGGCACTGAGACGACCCACTATGCAATGTCTATCGAGGATCTTGCCGGGCTGGCCGAAAGGCTCCGGCAGGATGCCATGTTGCTCAAGGCATAGATCAGAGGATTTGGTAGGTCGGTTCGGTCACTTCTTCGACGTGCAGCAGGGCGCGAGGGCGATCAAGCTCGATCTGTTTTCCTTTGAGAAAGTCCACCCGGAACCGCCGGGCCTTGACGCGATAGGTGACGGGCACCCCTTCGCCCGAGTCGATCATGATCGTGTCGCCGACCGCCGGGACTTCCGGCAGTTCAATATCTTCAACGCAATCGTCCACATCGAAAGACGGCGACAGGCGAATATAGAACATGGTTTTCCCCCAGAATGGTCCCGGCTGATCATACGCGCGGCGGTGCTTGTCTGGCAATCAGAAGGGTGTAGGGCTGCTTCGAGACTCAGAAAGGCACCTCAAAGTTTCCTCCTGCATATTTGTTTTCGTTGTCGTCAAAGACCCATTCGCCGGAATAGTCGCCTGGCTTTGCGAATACATGACCACTTTCATACACTGTCGCGTCGCCACCGTCTTTCAGGGTAAAGGCAACGCTATCGGCTTTGAAGGTCACCGATACCACTAGAGGGTGTCCGACCAAAACGTCACGAGCTGCTTCTGCAGCAATCTTTGTCTGACCAAGCCTTGCCAGTAGTCGGTTGATGATCGTTTGCATGTTGTCGCGCGACTTTAGGGCTTCGTCTATCAGACGACGAGCGGCCTCAACCTCTGACGCCAAACCTTTGTCCTTCTGAAACTTGGTTATCCGCTCCACCATTTCAGCGGGAAGCGCATACACGCGCCGGATGTTCTCGTTGCCCGAGGGTTGCTCATCCTCCGGTTCCTTGGCCATGTCTTCCTCCTGTCACCGCTGATGGCACGGCTAAGGCTACGCTTGACTGGCGTCAAGTGCACGTCTAATGTCACGACAATGTGCACAGCAAGGGGTAAGTTGACGATGACCAAGGCGCAGAAGCCCAATTTCCCTCTCCGCCTGCCTGAGGGGATGCGCGAGCAGATCAGGCAGGCCGCAAAGGCTGAGGGCCGTTCGATGAATGCGCAGATCGTCCAGCACCTGCGGGCGATCTATCAGCCGACCGAGCGTCAGGAGGCCGCGGCCTGATGGCGAACCGTCCCGCGACTGTGACCGAGACCGAAATCAGGCGTTCCGTGAAGGGTGCCGTGGCTGGTGGCATTGCCATTGGCCGGATCGAGGTCGATCACATCACGGGCAAGGTCATCATCTTCCCGATGGGCGCGGCACCCTCTGCCGGTGTCGGCCCCGATCCCGACGAGCTGCTGCGCAGATGAGAAAGCCCCGCAACCCCTTTCCCGGCGTCTCCCGGTTTCTGGACCGGCACGGCAAGGTGCGTTGGCGCTTCCGCCGGAAGGGGAGGGCTGACGTGTATCTGCCCGGCCCCTATGGCTCTGCCGAGTTCCGCACCGCCTATGAGGCTGCTGTGGCTGGGGCCGCCGAGCCAGTGACGCGGAGCAATTCCAGCTATGGCACCATCGCCTGGCTGATCGAGAACTACCTGCGCAGCCCGAAACACCTGAACCTGTCGGACATTCGCCGCAAGACGATCCGCCGGGAACTGGACTGGCTGCGGGGCGAGGTCGGGCAGTATCAGGCCGGGCGGATCGAAACCCGGCACGTCGAGGCGATCATGGCGCGCAAAGCCGGGCCGACCGCTGCGAACACGGTGAAGAAGAACCTTTCGATGCTGTTCAACTTCGCAATCAAGTATTCGCTGGCCGACCTGAAGCACAACCCGGCCAAGTATGCCGACCGGCGCAAGGAAAACCCCGACGGATACCACACCTGGACCGAGGCCGAGATTGCGCAGTTTCTGGCGTTCCATCAGCCCGGCACCAAGCCCCGGCTGGCGGCGCTGCTGATGATGAACACCGGCGCGGCCCGACAAGATGTGATCCGCCTCGGCTGGCAGAACATCGAGGGCGACCGGATCAGATACCGGCGGCACAAGACCGAGATCGGCGGCGACTATCCTATTCTGCCCGATCTGGCCGACGAATTGCGGCAAGTGCCTGCCGACCGGATGCTGTTCCTCACCCACGGCGAGGGGCGGCCATACAAGCCCGAAACGTTCGGCAACTGGTTCAAGGATCAGTGCAAGGCGGCAGGGCTTCCGCATTGCTCTGCGCATGGCCTGCGCAAGGGGCAGGCGACGAGGATTGCAGAGGAAGGCGGGACCGAATTGGAGGTCATGAGCTTCCTTGCTCACGCGACCCCGAAGGAGGGTGCGACCTACACGAAAAAGGCTGGGCGAGCGAAGCTTGCCGACCGAGGTTTGTCACGAGTGTCTGGGGTGAAAGCGGAACAGAAGTTGTCTAACCTTTCTGACAGGTTAGACAATCGCACCGCGCAACATCATGAAAAGAAAGGGAAATCATGACGAAGTGGCAGCCCGTAGGGGAGTCGAACCCCTCTTCCCAGGTTGAAAACCTGGTGTCCTAACCGATAGACGAACGGGCCACGCTGTCGGTGGAGCGGTGTCTAATCGGGGCCGCCGCGATGCGCAAGAGGAAAAGTGAAGGCTTTTCCGTCAGGCCGGGGCGGCGTCGTCCAGCCGCAGCTGCACCCGGTTGCGGCCGCCCCAGCTGTTGACCTCCAGCTTGCCCGCCAGGTGGAAGGGGCGGGTCCCCGTGGTCTCCAGCGCCGAGCCGAGCGGGCCGTCGAAGGCGCCGAAGGCCACAGCCTCAAGCGGTTGGCCGCCGGGGTTGCGGATCGACAGCCGCAGGTGCGATTCGCCGATGCGGCGGGCGGTCAGGGTGACCTCGGGCAGCACGAAGCGCGGGGCGGGGGCCGCGGCGCCGAAGGGGCCGGCGGCCTCGATCTGCTCGGCCAGCGCCAGCGTGGCGGCCTGCGGCATCAGCAGGCCGTCGACCCGCAGCTCCCGCACTCCGCCGGCGCCGGCACCCTGCCGGGCCAGCAGATCGGAAAGCCGCGCCATCGCCTCTTCCAGCCGGTCGCGGGCCACGGTCAGCCCGGCCGCCATCCGGTGGCCGCCGCCCTTGACCAGCAGCCCCTCGGCGGCGACGCGCTGCACGGCGGCGCCGAGGTCCACGCCGGGGACGGAGCGGCCGGAGCCCTTGCCCTCCGCCCCCTCCAGCCCGATCACCACGGCGGGGCGGCCGGTGGCCTCCTTCAGTCTTGCGGCGACGATGCCGACGACGCCGGGATGCCAGCCCTCGGCCGCGGCCCAGACCAACGGCGCGTCCAGCCCGCGGGCCTCGGCCTGGGCCAGCGCCTCCTCGCGCACCCGCTCGGTGATCTCGCGCCGCTCGCTGTTCAGCTGGTCCAGCCGTTCGGCCAGCGCCGCCGCCTCGCGCTCGTCCGCGGTGGCCAGCAGCCGGGCGCCGAGATCGGCCTGGCCGATCCGCCCGCCGGCATTCACCCGCGGGCCGAGCAGGAAGCCGAGCGCGTGCGAGGTCGGCGCCGCATCCATCCGCGCGATGTCCGCCAGCGCCCGCAGCCCCGGCCGTTCCCGCCGCGCCATCACCTTCAGCCCCTGCCGCACCAGCGCCCGGTTGACCCCGGTCAGCGGCGCCACATCGGCCACCGTCGCCAGCGCCACCAGGTCCAGCATCGTCATCAGGTCGGGCCCCCGCGCCCCTTGCGCCCGCAGCTGCCGGTTGGCCTCGACCAGCATCAGGAAGACCACCGCGGCGGCGCAGAGATGCGACAGGCTGCCGTCCTCGTCCTGCCGGTTGGGGTTCACCACCGCCAGCGCCGCCGGCAGGGTCTCCACCGCGAGGTGGTGGTCGAGGATGATCACCTCGGCCGGGGCGGCAGCGGCCACCGGCGCATGGCTGAGGGTGCCGCAATCGACGCAGAGGATCAGGGAATGCCGGGCGGCCAGGGCCTGCATGGCGGGAACGTTCGGGCCGTAGCCCTCGTCGATGCGGTCGGGGATGTAGAGCGTGGCCTCGCGGCCCATGGCGCGCAGCCAGCAGATCAGCAGCGCGGCGGAGGCGCCGCCGTCCACGTCGTAATCGGCGAAGACGGCGATCCTCTCGCGGGCGGCGACGGCGGCCAGGAAACGGGCGGCGGCCTTCTCCATGTCGCGCAAGCTGCGCGGGTCGGGCAGCAGGTCCTTCAGCGTCGGGGCGAGGAAGGCCTCGGCCCCGTCGGCCGCCACGCCGCGGGCGGCGAGGATGCGGCAGAGCGGCAGCGGCAGCCGGGAGCCTTGCGCGATGGCCTCGGCCAGCCGGTCCTGCGCCGGATCGGGGCCGGTCCAGCGGCGGCCGGTCAGCGAGGACTCGACGGAAAGGAAGGCGGGGGAAGGGAACAT